CACCTTTCTGCAAATCACTAACGAGTTGCTTAAGCTCTCCGGGCTGCAACGCATCTCCCCACTTTGCTTCCAGTTCTGCAATTCCTTTTGCACTCTTAGCTTGCCTAGCTGCGTTAATGATTGCAGCGTTGAGTGCTACGTTCTTGCCAAACTGATCAACGCGAGTGAACTGCGAGTACTTAAAGACCGTGTTGAGAAGCTTAGTAGTCTTACCCTGACCAAGCAGTTCAGCCGTGATATGATCTTGCAAACCAAAGTCCTTCATATCAACAAGCTTTCGGCCAGTAACACTTTTGATGACTGCGCTAATAGTAGGAATCATTCCCTGCGTATACATTTGCAGCGCAACGTCACCAAACTGAACAAGTGCGCTTCCGACGTTACCAAGTAAACCAGCGTAGGTTAAATCACGAGCTGCTCTGTTAATAGCGTTAGGAACCTTATCTCCATTAATGAATCGAGCGCGTAGCAAATCACCCACTTTAGCTGCATCTTCCGGCTTAAGCGAACCTTCGTCTAACAACCGCTTCACAATATTGCCAACAGACTGATCGACGTTTGTGTAGAGCTTGCTTCCATCTTGAATCGTAGCAATGTCCTTGCCGAAAAACTTAGCACGCTCAATGTCATCAACTGCGCTACGGATATAACTATTCAAGCTTTCGATCGGACTGGCGTAGAACTGCTGAAGTTCCGGAGTAATTTCTTCAACTCCACGATTCTTAGCAAAGCCCGGCTGATTACCCTTGGTCTTCTCCGTAGCTAAGTAACGGCTAATAATCAGCGATTCCTCAGCCTCACTTAAAGCCCTGCCAGTTTTAGTTAATGACTTGGTCTTTGCATCCTCCAACAGCTTAGTTAACGGATGCGCGGTGTTAGCTCCGATAGCAGCAAGCAGTCCCGGAACATCCTTAACGATGCGCGGGAAATACTCAATGTCAGTCGGAACGAAGCGCTTCAATGCTACGAGTTGATCACGAATACTATCAAGCGTGGCCCTTGTACCCTTCCACCCGTCAATCAAGTCACGATCACCAATAGCTTGCAAGATTCGATTAGTAACTTCACCCTTGCCGGTAAGAATTGCGCGGGCTAAAACATCCTGAGATTCCTTCGGCAGTTTCTCAAACAGCGTGACAAACGGACTGATTTGCTCCAAGTACTTGTGCGTGTCTCGAAGAAATCGACGTTCAAACTCAACGGCACGGCGCCAGATTTTTTGTGAAATGTTTTTGATCTGCGTACTGGTAACACCAAGCGTATAGTCAGCACCTTCGATTAACTTGCTACCGTAAGTTTGGCCACGCAAAGTCTTACCACGCAGAGCTAGTGCAGCTGCTCCAAATACAGTAGCTCCCCAAAGAGCTGGAGGAAGGTCTGAACCAAAAGCTTCATTTTGACGATTAAGTAATGTACCAACCGCTGCGCCGCTGCCGACAACTGCTAATGTTTTTAAGATCTCCCTGTCAATGAAGCCAGCTTGTTCTTTCCTCGGACGACCTCGGCCACGCTTAACTTCAGGAACAGCAGTCTCAACCCTTGGAGCAGCCTTCCGAGCATTAAGCCCCTTACCAACTGCGTCAGCGATCAGCTCCTCAGCAGTCTGAACTTGCTTAGCAATAGTGTTATACGGCTGACCAGTAAGCTCAGCGATCTCATCATACGACAGGCCGTTCTCATGATGCTCTAAGAACGCGCGCTTCATTCTCGGGTTCATGCGATCGAGGGTGTTCTGCACAATCCCAACAGCTTGATCACGAATAGCAGCAGTTTCAGGAGTTACGTTGTAAGAATTACTCCATTCATACTTTGCTCCCGGAGGTAATACTCCTGGCTCAGCGTCAGCCAACTGATTATACATGGGAGCATCGCCCTCCATGATATGTCCAGATCGTGCGCTGCCAGCCCCGAAATCTTGAGCATCGTTGAAGATCGAACTAGTCCTTAATTCTCCATCCCGCTTTTTAGCATTCAGCTTATCCAAGTAATCCATCACGCGCTTAGACGTAATGTCTTGGATGAACGCGCCAAAAGGTGCGGTGGGCTTGTAGCTATCAAGGCTGCGAAAGATATTAATCATGACTTCCTGAGCCATGTCCTCAATATCCATACCCAGTCGCGGCGCAATCTTAGCACCTTTCTTACGCACCGCCGCAGTTACCATCGGTGCATAATCTTCGTACAGCTTTTTAGCCGCAGCTTGATCTCCTGCAAGCACCTGCTGAATGGTGGCAAAGTCCTCATCCATCACTTGCTGAACCGTCTTGCGAGGCTCACCACGAGACTCAGCAAGCTTGTCAGACGTTCTGCGGAGATTCAAACCGGGGACTTCATCGCCACCAGAATAAGAAATCGCACCAGTCTGGCGCATGATGTTTCTAACTTTGCCGCCACCAGGAAACACAAAAGCTGCCAGACCGGCTGCAAGAGCCGATCCGCTTTTGTACTCATCTTCCGCCAGCGCATACGCGGCAGTTCCGAACAAACCAGCTGCGCCGACACGGGCCAGCAACTCAGGGTCAGCGGAACCGCGCTGCCACTTCGGCCTAGCTAACCGCGAATCCCGCTTCCTCGCGCGCTCCATAGCTTGGCGCACGCCCGCAGAACTTTCGAACGCCTCCGCGATAATATCCTCTTCGTCGAGCTTCGCAGCCATGCGCGCAAGCTGAGCGTCCGCCGCTACGCGGGCTTCCGCGCCCTCCGCCGCTCGCGCTCCGCGCTCGGCCAGCGCCTTCTCGAACTCGTTAGCGAAGCGTACCCGGCGAGCTAACACGCCCTCGGGCGGGTTCGCAGCTAACTCCGCATCGCGCTTCGCCTGATCAGCCGCGGCAAAGGCTTCTTCAAGTTGCTTCTTGTATCGGACACGGGCGACAGCTTGTTCGCCCACACTCATCTCGGGGCGGATACCGACAAGTTCGTTGACGCGATTGACTACGGTTGGATCAAAAGATCCAGGATCGGCAAACACTCGTTCGACTACACGAGCTTCGGCGGCGACGTCAGCAGTTAAGTCTTCAAAGTTCAATCCGCCGATACGGCTATTCAGTGCATCCTTAGCCGTGCGACCACGAGAAAAGATTTGACTTAACGCATTAATGCTACCCGCTGCACCAGCGCCTAAGGCAAAGCTAGTCGTTCTCTGCCCGGCAGTAAGCTCTCGGTTCTGATCTGCTGCGATGAGTTCATCAACCGCAAGGTTACTAACACCACCGAGTGCGGCAGCATCGAGTACCTTATCAGCAGCTGCTACGGCTGCGGCAGCCCTCGTACCGGGGATTACTGGAGCAATTCTAGCGGCAGCCCTTGCTGCTTGAATGGGCTTCATACCTGCGCCACCGGGAACAAGAGCTAACCCCGGATCAGCAATCAGCGCGTTAGTCAGCCCAGCCAACGTCTCCATCGGACGCTCGCTAGCAGCCTGCACTAAAGCTCCGCCAGCTTCGCCAGCTTCATCCAGAACAGTCTTGGATTCCTTAGCCTCGTATTCCGCTTGAGCAAGCTTCGCCATCTCAACAGTCCGCGCCGGGAACTGTTCAGGGTTCTCGAGAATCCTCATTCGAGCTTCAAGCTGCCGGGCTTCTTGCTGCCTAGCGGCTACACGCTCATTGAGGTCCATGTTAAGGCGATCTACGTTCAAGCCGCCGACGGCTCTGCGTAAAATAGTTCCAGTAGCGCCCTCGTTAGCAATAGCGTCGAGTGGGTTAAGCAGCGAGTCAGTGAAACCCGTGCGACCCTGCTGCTCAGCACCTCTCTGATCACCCAGCTTACGATCTGCAATGACCCGCTCAAGCGCCAGCGGATCATCCATACCTACGCCAGCGACATAGTTAGGATCGCCTGGCTGAATAAACCCCGCACGAGACATAGCAGAGTAAAATCGGTCGTTACTGGTTTGAGCGAACGCTCCAGCTAAATCCTTTGCGCCCTCAACAAACGCATCAGCACTAAACCGGCTCTCGACCTCCGGAGTTTCAACTGCCACTTCAGTATCTACCGGCGCCGCTTGAGCTGCGAGCTGACTATTAATATCGGCAAGAGAAATCCGGCGCTTGGCCGGAGTCTCGTCTTCAACTTCCTCAGGAGTAGCAACATTAATCTGCAGACTCGGCGTGCTCACAGCGGGCAAAGGTGCCCGACGACGAGAACGATCTGCAAACTGAATGCCTCCATCTGCTAAGGATCGGTTAACTTCATCCACAGAAATACGTGCCATTTGTTATCACCTTTTGTCCCAATTTGGGACAGTAGTTATTCCTCGAAACCTTCGCCGTCCCACTTAAGTCTCTGATTTCCAATCCAGTAAGACTCACCAACTACCAGCTTACTCGGATCAACCTGACGCTGACCATTCACAACAATCGTGGGAACCGGAGTACCAACTCCCGCATCCCTTGCCGGACTGCGCTTAACCTCACCCGGCTTAGCATTGCTGGGCAAGAAGAACGGCCGCGTGTCTTCAGTGGCCGGTACAATCTCACCATTATCCTGAGCAGTTTGAACCGCCCTAGCCCGAGCCTGATCCATAGTCAATCCGGAATTAGCCTTAACCAGCAGCTGCGCATCCTCTTCAAGTCTAATCGCCAAGTCTCGGACAATCGAACTACTTGGCTCAACTGGCTGTTGCGTTACGGGATCTACAAAATTAGCCAAGGGCCCTGCAATCAACCTCGCCGCCATAGCATCTCGCGCAGTCGCATTAACACTGACCGCACCGCCCGCAGTACCCGCGTGCTTCTCCATCTGCGAGTTGTGTCTTGCGGTTTCGGCAAGTCTCGCGGCTGCGATCTGGACTCTAGCAGCTCCCTGTGCCAGTCGAATGGCACCTTCCTGGGCCTGTCGCGCTTCTGATAATTCCTTGAGTTCAAGCTCAGCTCTTCCCTTCGCATCAATAGCGGCTTGGTTAAAGTATGCCGGCAGGTTAGGATTCCACGGCATAGCCTCAAGCCTTTCCAGCAACTCGGGCTCCATCACAAACACACCGTCATCCACCGCCTTACGCAACCTCTGAAGCCCGAGCCGATACTCATCTTCCGTTTGCGCGATGCCTAGCGTCTGCGAAACAATAGCCGCGCCAGTCTGGATGTTAGCCATCCGCTTGCTCTGTGTTTCAAACAGAGACTTTTCTGCGTCAATTTCACGCTTGCGGATCTCGGAGGCCTCATTAAGCAACGCCGTACCACGCTCCACGGCGCCCGCTTGGATGTAGAACCTGCCGAGGTGCTCGTGCGGCGAAGCCGCCGTGGACGGGTCGAGTGCTGGGCCGGATCCTGGTGGACGCTCACCAGCCGCGAGTGCCTGCAAGCTTGCCGCAGCTTGCCTATCAATCTCCTCCATTCTCTGGGCTTGGCTGAGCTCAAAAGCTGCCGTGGCGGCAGACTGCTCATTAAATCTGGCGGCTGCACTAGCTTGGTCAGCCTGCGCTAGCGTCTGCATTCTTTCTGCAAACGCTTGCTGACCTTGCAAGCCAAACTGAGTCATATCAACGACAGCCATAATTAACCCCTTGGAGTAATGCGCGGTAGATTAACAGGCATAGTAGTACGAGCAATCGGCTGAACGGGAATTGCTGGCTTGTTAAATCTATCACCAACAGTCAACGCAAGGTTGGCCAAGTTATTACCGACCCCGCCTGTAGCGATAATGTTCTGCGCATTAGAGTTAGCCATCGTCTCCATAGCTTGTCCGTATCCGCCCCCCGGAGTAGTGAATGCTCCAGCTAACCTACCTTCGTTTTCAAACTCTTGCTGGTAAACAGTTCCAGCGGCCTCAGCAGCTTCAACTAATGCATTACCACTTCCAGTATATCCCTGTGCGGCAAGCTGTCTTTGGACTGCCTGCATTCTAGCTTTGTACGCACCAGTCTCGGTAATCTTGCTGGGGTCTTTCATTAAGTTGTTAAGCCTAACGGCAGCTTCACCGCGAAACTCTCGATACGGATCAGCTGCTTCAATACCCTCACGAGCAAGATCAGCTTGCTGCTGCCCCTGACGTCTCGCCTGCCTTGCTCCATAAAGAGCGGTTCCCGCTCCGATAACTGCACTTGTAATAGCGGCCATTAAATCACCTTAGTATATGCACGCTCAGTTAACTGATAGCCAAAGGCTTCATACAACTTAGCCACGTGACTACCGCTTGTAACCAAGTCAACCATTTGGATGTGAGTAGCGCCGGCAGCTTTAGCCGGGCCTTCAATAGATGCTAGCAACGCTTTGCCAATGCCCGCAGATTGCGCTTCCGGATCTACCCACCAAATAACTTCACCAGCATGAACGTGGTCGGCGTTGAACATAAAGGGAACCAAGATAACTCCAATCATGCCAACAACCTTACCATCCAACTCCGCTACGTGCATCAATCCAGAAGTGATTAAGTGCCTAGCTAACGCACTCACATCATCTACATTCATCTCAATCTTCGACAAGTTGTAATACGAAGTGTGAACGTAAAACTTCTTCGACATTTCCACAATAGCGGATGCATCTTCATTGTTTGCTCTGCGAATCATCTTAACTCTCCGGAGTAAAAAATGCTACTACTATAAGTCTCCCCGTCTCGGGAGAGTCACCAAACGCTTCGAACGGATATCGAGAATGAAACAACTCACTCCGATAAATCAACGCCCGGTTAAACTTCATTTCTACAAAAATATCTCGCTTCCATTTACTTTCATCATTCCAATCGTGACAAACGGCTTCAAACAACTCGTGTTGCCCTGGCACTATTCTCTCCGCACCAGTCTTTCTATGCGTCCAAAACGCCGTCCCACTTGGCCCATCGGAAAGGTATAGCACTAACGCATGAGTTCCCCAGCCCATGTCACTATGGATAGCTGCATTAGGGGGCTCACCGCCAAAGTTTAAGCGGTAAGCCATGCCTAACATATTGATTGGCCCGAATAGGTGCGTCAGTATCTCAGTTAACAGCGGGATATCTTTAATGCAAATCCGCTTATACAACTGTCCATCGGGGCCGTACCAATCTTCATATTGCGATGTTAGCGCATCTTCCCTTAACTCCTCTGCGTATGGATGAAAGTCATCTAATACATAGAGGCTACTATCTTTCATTTTCTAAGTCATCCAGCCTGCGGTAAACTGAATCAAACCTTGCATCTATTTCTCGATTGGTAGGAACCGTGGCCATTCGATCTCGAATGTCTCGAACTTCTTCTTTCAAATCCGTCAAAGATGAATTAAGAGCTTCTAAACTTTTACGTTGTTCGATCTGGGAATTGTACATATCCCTAACAGTGCCGCCGATTGCTACTACAATTATTACAGTTAAGCTGATTCCAATACTTTGAGCGTGGCGTTCCCAAATCACCCTATTCTCCTGTGTATTTTGATCCACTTGTCGATCCGTCATGAGACCCTCAATTTAAGTATTGACCCAGTTCTATACGTGCCTCCAACTGGAACACCAGCAGTAGCCGCGGCTGTGTCATCTGCAGCGTCTATGATAGCAGACACAGTATACTTTGGGGAAGTGTTTAGGTTTATCGCTCCGTCAAGTGTGATAGCTGAGCTAAATGTTTGAGCGCTTGTCCAAGTATTACTTACATTAACAAAAGCTACATCAGAATCAATGTCTATTACAGGATCCCCAGAACCATCACTAAAAGTAACAGAAACCCTTCCAACGGTGCCGTTAATAGTTCGGGATGCAAAAGTTCCGCCAGAGCTTTGAGATATGAAACCCGCCCCTCCAGACAATCCTCCGAAGGAAACAAGAGCCTCATTAATAACATCTACTTTAGCTCTAAGTTGAATGAACCACTGAAGCCACGTAACATCGAATCTTAAGTTTCGAAGCTCCCATTTATTAGGCACATTACTGATTAGTGGAGCTACTAACTGTGGTACTGGCGGAAGTCTATCAGTCTCTGCGCTCATAACGTACCCAAGTCGTACTGCATCTCAACAGCTTGCAACCTAAAGGGAGTGTTAGATCGGTGACGGAAATGATAAGCTCTGCGCCGAAAGCTTCCACAATTAATTAACCGTGGACGCTTGTAGCTTAGATTAACTTCTCGGAAGTTTGACCAAGTTTGATAATCATCTTCACTCGACCGAACATACAACTTACTGCCGCTAGTCTGGTCTCCGATGAACTCCATAGCAGAGAGCTGTTTAACCCTGCGAGTGTTAGCATCAAAGTTTGGGGTGTAGATATCTTTGACGATTGGAACTAACGTGACGTTATCGCTGCCAACGTCACTAAAAAAGTTCATACTAACTTCAAAGATACCACCAGTAAGACTATGCTGGATTAAGTGTTTGCGGCCGGCGGCATACCCGTAGTACATAAAGGGAAAGTAATTTCCATTACTGTCTGTCCACTGGTGCCACAGACCCTCAACAATGTCGTAAACTAAAGTAATGTTGGCCGAGATGAGGTTTAAAATGTAAAAGTTATGGCCATTAATCTTTAACTGAAGCGACATAACAGCGGAAAGCTCAGCACCTTGAACTAACCGATCAATCGATTCAGTGGAGATAACTCGGTGGTTTAACTGGTCAAGCATGGAAACTTGCACACTGGCCGAACGGGTAGCGCTGATCCAAAACAACTTGTCATCAATTTGCTGAACGCTTCCGGCCGCTGCACAGCCGAAGCTGATCTTAGAACCTTGAACCGGGCCGAGTGGGCTGCCTGTAGCGTTGCCCGCGTCAAAGAATACTTCCGTAGACCACTCGCTAAATGCAACTAAATACACAAGTTGCTTAGCCAAAAACACCCCTGCATCAGGCTCAGCTTGCGCAGCAATAAAGTTAATAGCACTCCAGTCACCGGGCTGATCTACGGAGTTAATAGCACTACCCCAAATCTGCCCGTTAATGTCCATCACATAAGTGGCACCATTAAGGTAGACAATACCTTTCTGGGTAGCCGCCGGAAAGTCGGTATCAATAGTGTGAAGATCCGCGCTTACAGCTACTCCATCAGTGGTATAGGCCTTTGATCCGTTGCCAAATATTAGCTTTGGAGTAGCCCCTAAAGTCTCACTAAAGTAATAAAGCCCTCCGGTAATGTCTAATCCGGAAAAATAGCTAACACCATTCTTGTAAATAGTGCCAGCAATAATGTGGTAAAAGTCGCCGCGCCAAAAAGTACAACCTTGAGCTTGTGCGGACACACTTGGATATAAAGCTCTATAACCCGGACGGTTGTAGATATACAACTCGCCCGACTCATCGGTCTCGATGTAACAATTAACTAACCGAGCATCTTTGGTAAACGACGAGTTACGATTAGATGTAGTTACTACTAACGGCAATCTTGGCGGCAACACCATGCTTTCAGTTTGACTCATCTGAAGCCTCCAGTAGTATACCCACCCTGAAGATTCGGAGCAAACGTAGTCTCAGTATCCTCGACGTCCCAATCTTCAAGCTGCTGCTTATACGTTAAAGCTCGCTGCTGGCACCTATCCATAATGGCTTGCGGCTGACCAGTGCAGATATCATCAGCTAATCCCCACCGCAGCGCGATGCGCCATTCTTGTGGGAAGGCTACGTTACTTTCAAGATTAAACGGATTTTCAGCTTGCTGCTGAACTAACAGAACTACCGAGTTAAGCGCTTCGGCGACATTAGGGGTATTCCAAAACTTAACGACTAAGGAGTCGATTCTTTTATCTACAAAATACCCGGTAATCGCACCCTCAGTTTGCTGCAAAGTATTCCACTGTTGCCAACTGATAGAGTTGATAGTGCGAAGATCGGTCATCGGAGGAGGACTGATAACTCGCCCCTGGATAACTCGAAGATTCTTTCGAGGAAACACTCCGGGGAGATTGTCCAGAGTGTAAGTATTCTGACCCGCCACTAAAGGAACAGTAACTTCCTCCAGCAGAAAAAGCTTAATCCCCTGGGTCTGCCACAAGTTAATAATGTCGCAGAGTCTACGCATGTAAACAGAAAGCTGTTCGCTGTTAGGATCTTCGCCCTCTTGCAAAAAGCCAGCGTCGTACATTGCATCTTTAATGATACCGTAAACGGTGTTAGAAACTGCGACAGGCATAAGGCACCTATTATTTTTCTAAATGAACAATGACGGTGAATGGAGTAGTACCAGCAACTTCAAAATCTCCAGTAACGCCCGCACCTGCATTGTTAGTAATGCCACCAAAACAAGTAAAGTCCATAAAGTGCCGACCGGACATATGAAAAGCTGGAACGTCAACAGTAGCTTTCCACTCAATTACATGATCCGTACCAGCTCCAACGTCATACCAAATCTTCATAATGCGGACTCTTTCAGGCGCACCTTCAAGAGTAGACACATCAAAAGTCTCGGCAGCGTCAAACTTTAGGACAGCGTTTCTCGCACCGTCAACTAAAATCTGTGCCATAACTTAGCGCTCCTTTGCAGCAAAGATGTAATCCAAGCTGAAGGTACGAGCAACTGCATCACCGTTGCCAAGGTGGAACGAAACAGCGAGAGCGGCATCCGGCGAGTTAACCGACGTACAAGGCAAACTGCCAACTGCATTGTCATTGATATAGAACGTCACCGTTCCCTTACCATCGTAATCAAATCCATACGAAGTATAAGCAGTAGTCGCTACAGAGATCGCGGTGTTAGACACATTACCAGTCGTAGCATCTCGACGCACAAACGCACCGATGTTAGCAGTACCCGACGGCTTCAAGAAATAAATACCGTCAGTTGCGTCAGTCGGAGTGGTGTCAGTAACCACTAAGCCAAGCTGAAGCACCGAAAGAGTAGCATTGCTTAACGTGCCGGCAGCCTTGAAAAACATGCGCTTACCGGCGGTAAAGCTAAACGTAGCGACAGTGAGCTGGTGCGATCGGCTATCCGGAGCGGCAGCGCTGGTAGTGACAAGAAGCAAACCACCATCACCAGCAGTCAAAGCAGTAGTACCGGTACCAACTGCGGTAATAGTCCAATCAGAGGCTAAAAAAGTGTTGAAGTCATCAAAGTACGTATTGAACTCCGTCGGATCAAGCTGGCCCATGTAGGCAAGCGTAGTGTTCGGACGGGCGTTAGTAATACCTTTGGGGAATCTAGTGGTCATTTTAAACTCCAAATAACACCCCTTTCGGGGCACAAGTTAAATTGCATTATTTAGGTTTGTCCCAAATTGGGACAGCAGGGGAGGTTTCCCTCCCCTACCGCACCCTCCCCACTTACGCGCCCGGCGATCCGAAGATGCCACGCGGGTCAGTACAACCAACCGAGAACCGCATGTAAGTAGCAGCCTTCGCGTTCTTCGTATCGAAGTCGTTATCCTGCTCAAACTGCGGCTTGCTGCGCCAGAACATCGTCATACCGTTCGGGATGTTAGTTCTGATAAACCACGCATCCGGGTCGGTGAAGTAATGATTCACCTTAATGCCCTTCGGGAAGGCGTTGGTAGCCTTCAGCACGTTGATAGCATTGTTACCCGTGTCGTTCTGCAGCACGCTCTTGAGAATCCGGTGAGCATTGTAATACTCAGCGGTCGAAATGTGCAAACTTTCCGGCATAATCGAGATACGCAGACCTCGATCCTGCGTAGCGTTCATAATCTGGATGGTCAGATCTTCCAGCGAGGCTTCACTCAGGTCAGCCGGAGTAGCAAGCCGGTTGCTGAACGTACCACCCGAAGCGTTAACATGAGCCGTAGAAATCAGCGGCTGACCATCCGGCGTCGTGTAGAACGTCGAAGTGAACGCATTGTTGTAAAGGAACGCAGCCACGTTCTCAACGGTCTGGTTAACCGAGAAAGCGTTAGCCTTAGCGCGACGCTGGGAGACTTCCTTATACAGGTTATCGTCCAGTTCTTCCTTCGTAACAATGTAGCCAAGCGCGTAGGCAATGTGAGCATAGGTCGTGACCCAGCCCTGCATTTCCGAATCGTATGCAACCTGACCGCCCTGCGGCTTGACCGGAGCCAAACCAAAACCAGTGACCTGAACATCCTGCTCATACGCGCGGGACGAGTTACGGACTTCGTACAGATCAGTGTACTCAGTCGGGTGGGCATCATAGACCTGGCCCCAAATAGCATGGATGCCGGGCCACAGAAGCTTCGGATGCGAACCAGTATTAATTACACCACTCATGTGTTATTCTCCTTAAATACCAGCAGTGCCGGTGCCAGAATTGAGCTCGTGGTTGTTGATCTTAACCAGCCACTTAGCGTACTGGCCAACTTCGTTATCCGGACGCTGCACAAGGCCCAGAATCTTGCACTGGAGAGTAGCGCCAACAGCTTCGCTGGCGTTATCTAACTGCCAACCAGAGATATAACCATTGTTCGTACCGACGACAAGGTTAGTATTCAGGTTCACGTCTGCCAGAGTGAGCGGAGTACCGGTGCCGATTTCCTGGACTTCAAACACAGTACCAGGATCGTCAATCACCATAGCGTACCAAACACCAGCCTTAGCACCAGCCGGACGAATGGTCTGGTTCAGGTTATCAACCTTGGCGATACCGGGGTAGGTATCAAACAGACCGGCAATAACACCACGAATAGCGCCAGTAGCAGCAGCTAAAGTGATGTAGGAAACACCCTTCGGATCGGCACCAGCGGCGACAGTCACCACCGGGTCGCCCATAGCGAAGGCATTAGCGTTTGCAGCTTCAATAGCATACAAGCGGGCAGCACCATTATACTGGGTGCCGCTGACAGTACCTACGGCGCGGAGGCCGAAAGGAGTATTAGCGTTAGGCATTGTTATCTCCGATGCTTGGGAGTAAAGAGGTCAGGCATACTACCCTTAGTATACCGTTTTTCAGCGTCTCTCATACTTTCGCCGGCCATGCGCTCACCGCCGCCACGCAAGGTCTCAGCAATAGATTCATTTCGTTCTTCAATAATTTCACGGCTGGCCTCGTAATACTCAATCGGGCACTCCATGAGATAAAGCCGTCCCGGCTGACCGAGAGCATCTGCACCATCACCTGAGATAACACTTACTCGCGTACCAAGGTCAGTGTTGCCACTTGCGTTAGCCTCACCGCCCAAATCAAAATTGTTCAACTCAACCTCATCAGCTTCAACAAACCGGTAGCCAGCTCGCTGTGCCTTAGCAATTCGGCCAGCATCACTACGAATCCACCTGCGATGAAAGCCGGGCCTTTCAGGAACTTCTAGCTTTCGCACACCAGCACTCATAGGCTGGAAGTTTCTAGGAAGCGCGCCGCGCTCCGGTTCGTTAGCCGGGTTAACCTGCGTTTCAACGGACTTATTCATATAACCTCTTTACTGTTGGCTGAAGTAGATACTGGTGTAGTGTTCTTGCCACTCTTTTAAGTTGCTGAAGCGCTTGTTCTTACCAACAAGATCCTCAGCATCCTCTAAGCAGGCTTGACGAGCTTCGGGAGGCAGGTCATTGAAAGACCTACGACCACCGCTGCCGGTTCTCATGCCACGAGAAACACCATCAACCTTGGAAACGGGAGCTTCTTGCTTGACGGCCGGCTTATTGCGCTCGTTAAGAATGCGCACGCACTCATCAAGAAAAGCTGCGCCAATCAGATCATTACCCTCATCTCGAAGGTCCTCACCGATCCGCATGATTTCTTTGGTGCGCTTAGCATCTACACCAAACCAATCGTTACGTTCCTGCCAAGCAACAAAATCGGGATCTAACGCTGGGGCAGGTGCAACTTTCTTGGTTGGAGCAGGTGCGGATTCTTCCGCCTTAGCTGATGCAGCATTAAGCTGGTCGATCTTTTCTCGAATATCAAACTCAGCATCTACATCATTATTCTCGCGGGCCTGCTTGAGCTCGGCCTTCAGTTGACTCTTGGCGTTTTCAACAGCCCGCTTGTTGGCTTCAGTGTAGTGCTTTTCAAGCTTCTGAATTGCGGACGTTGCGCCGTTCAACTGTTCGGCAAGTGTCGCAATTTGTTGATCCCGTGTCAACAGTTCACGCTGAAGCCGTTTATTGTTGGCAAGCAACAAGGGCATAACGTGCTTGCCGCGTTCGACAAACTCGTCAGCATCAACCCACTGTTCAGGATTGCCTTTGAACTGATCCTTAGGAAGCCAGCCCATGTTGCGAGCTTCAGTCTCAACAGCCGGATCAAGCCCGTCATTGATTTCTTCGTTTTCCGTACTCATGCATGTTCCTCAACTTCAATGGCTGCAAAAATGTCTCGATCGTTTACAAAGCGATAAGGCTTACCATCTGCAGTACCCTTAGCCATAAAACCAGCAAAGCGCGCCACAAGAACTTTATCACCCGGTTTAGCTCGAGGAGTGGGCTCGTCGTTCCAGCAGTTAGGTCCGACCTCAATTACAATAGCCCGCTGCTCAACCATCTGCAATCGATCCTGAGCTGAGTCAGGAATTGCGATGATGCTAGACTTGAGCTCGGGTTCATAAGGCTCAATTAAAACTGCTCGGCCAAGGGGCTTAAGACCTGAACGATTACTCACTTATCTTCTCCATAAAGATCGTCGACTGAAACCTCAAGGATTTGCTTGAGGGCGGAACATGCACCAGTGGCGGCTGCATTTTTAACTAGCATTTCTGTTTCAAACGCTGCACTAAACTGACCATTAGCCCAAGCGTCTTTAAGACGCTCAATGTCAGACTTGACCCATTCCCGGAATAGCTTGGTCACTGGGTGGGAAAGCCATGCTTGGAACTGCTCCAGTTCCGGCGTTAAGTCCTGGTTCACTTAAATTCTCCATCATTCTGTCAAGGGAAGTGTTCATCTGATTATTACGCTCACGCATAGCTTCGATAGCTGCACGGAAAGCAGACACTCTCTGCTTATCTGTTTCAGTCGATGCCTTAGTCATCAACAATTGTACCTGAGCTTCCATCTCAAGAATCTTAGCACTGTTTACGCGTACAGTTTCTTGCATCTCCATAGCAAACATTTGCTGCTGCATCTGGAGTTCCATCTGGGTTGCTTGATTCTTAAGCTCCTGAATCTGAACCCGCGGATCTTTAGGCGGCTCCTGCCCGGCTGCGCCGGGGAACAGCTCCGCAACGTCGTCAACTCCCAGCGCCTTGAGGTACCGCCGCTCCACGGCATCCCTGTCGTACCCCGCAGTTGTGGCGGCCGCGGCCTTAATCATCTGCGCCTGCGCGAAACGCGCGCCTTCGCTCGCAATCGTGGGATCGGCCACCGGAACAACCGAGGCCGCGCCAATCGCATAGTCCTCGCGCATGATGAACTTCCCGTCTCCGAAAGGCATCCGGGCAGGGAGCGTAAGAGCGTTGATTCGGTAGAGTTTCTTAAACTCTAACTTCATCGCACGCCACACGCGCTTGAAGATTGCGGAGTAAATTTTCTGGCCCTGCTCCACCATCGTGCGAGCTGTTTCGGCGGGAGTGTTCTGGCCGGGATTTTCTCCGGCAAGCATGTCAGTGGAGCCGGCGATTCTATTGGTGTAGTCGATAAGGA